GGAAACCACGACACCTCCCTGGAGAAGGGCCTCATCACCCGTGACCTCATCGAACACCGAAAGATCCACCTCCTCATCAACGAGGAGATCATCATCGATGGACTCCGCATCTGGGGCTCCCCCTTCTCCCCTCGCTACGGTGACTGGTCCTACATGAAGGACCGCGGAACCATCAATCGAATCTGGGACAACATCCCGGAGGGACTCGACATCCTCATCACCCACGGTCCACCCTACGGAATCCTCGACGCCACCTACGACCACCACAACAAGGTGGAACTCGTCGGATGTTCCGCCCTCCGGAAGAGGGTCGCCAAGGTCCCTCCCCGTTTCATGCTCTTCGGACACGTCCACTCCACCAAGGGCATCCGAAACGCCGGGACCCGAACCGTCAGCGAACTTCCCACCGTCTTCTCCAACGGTTCCTGCTGTGACGACGGGAAGATGGGAACCGTCACCAGCCACGGCAACATCCTGGAGATCCCATGCACGAGGGTCTAAGACTCCAGTACCTCCCTCACGAGAACGAGGAACTCAAGGAACTCGTGGATGACCTCCTCATCCACATCAGGAACGCCCCGTGCCTCGTCTCCCACCCAGGAGAGTTCACCTACGAGTGCAGGGTGGAGAAACCATGTCGAGTCTGTCGGTGGAGGAATGAGGTCGCAGTCCAACTTCGTGAGGACTGGAAGGTCAAGCTTTTCGAATGAAACCCGGTGACCTTGTCAGGATTGTCCACTCATCCGAGGCGAAAGTCGATGACGATATCCTCGGTCACACCGGAGTGATCGTCGAACCCGTCACACTTGAGGACGGCCATCCCATCAACAGTTGGTGCGACTGGTGGGTCCTGATCGACGGTGAGATGCAACCCTGGGCGGAGGAGAACCTGCGACTTGTGAACGACGACATCGATGGTTACGATAGAGACAAGGAGAACCAATGAGCCAAGAACAGATGATCGACCTCGCCTGCCGCGCTGTCGCATGCAAGGGCTGGAGGTGGATGCCAGGTACGCGTTGGTGGACGGAGGACGACCGTGGCCGTCTGGACGACTACCAGCCGGAATACATGGGCCGACCCGCCGAGGCTCTACCCGACCTCACCGACCCCGCCACGCTGGGGTGCCTGCTCGCGCTGGTGCGGGAGGCGTGGGGTTGCGCCGTGATTACCTCGCCCGACTACGACGATGACGAAGAAGGGGCGCAGGGGCCGCTCGTCGGCTGGCGCGCTGTCGAGACGAAACGATGGGTGACGGTGGGGGATGGAGCGATGGAGGCCGAAGCCCTCGTCGCCGCGCTGGAGGCTGCGCCATCCCCAGAGGAGAACCCATGAGAAACTGGGGACAGATCGACCTGGCTGACATTCGAGATGAGGACATCCAGGATCGTGACACGGCTATCATCGAGCTCTGGGATGCGCTCTCCGAGGAGGATCGTGAGAATCCTGTTCTCGATAAGTATCGCCGGTTTGTAAACGAGAATCGCGGCCTGTATGGTTTGTAGGAAGGAGAACCCATGAGCCAGGACATTGAGATCGATCCCGATTCCCGGACGATCAAGTATTACGAGAAGCCGACCGAGCAGTCTATCCGTGAGCACATCGATGCCGGTGGGACGCTGCTCAACAACGAACAGGCAAGGGTCCTCCTCGATGAGATCGATCGTCTTCGAAAGGATTGTGAACACCACAAGCAGGCTGCCCTGGACATCAGCGATGAGAATGATCAGCTACGAAAGCTTGTTCCACCTGAGCCCGAGCGTGGTCCCGGGTTCGTTGGGCAGGGGTCCTGGTCGGTCTACGCGGAGAAGGTGGTTGCCGAGAGGGACGAGGCACGGGATGATCTCAACACCCTCTGTGAGGACATTCGGGTCCTGAAGGAGGAGTATGATGACTTCAAGTCGGAAGCAGATGAACGCATCCAGGCGCTCATCAAGGACAACCGAGCTTTCGCTGATGACAATGCCGCTCTTGCCGATGACAATAGATGCCTGCACGAGAAGGTGAAGCGGCTCGAGGAGAGACTTGCGGCGAAGAAGGAGCACGCCAACTGCCACTACGGTGACAAGTTCGAGTTCAACGGGATCGACGGCTACGGAAACTTCAGCCTGAGACGCGTTGACAAGGACCGCTGGGAGATCCAGATGCTCCACGAGAAGGTGACCCTCTACAACAGGAAGGGACACCGCGTCCGGGGTGACCACAACTACGACGGAGACTGGTAGAGAAATAGTTGAAGTTTGTTTCCCAGAATGTGTCCTCCTGATCCAGAATGAATTAAAGGATCATATCAAGGAGGCAACCATGACGAACTGGACGACCAACGCGAGCGGCAACCAGATCTTCACCCACGAGGGCTGGGAGGTCCAGATCTGGGGACCCGAGTGGCCCAACAGCCGGATCACGGTGGAGTCTCCCCACAGCGGGGAGGAGGTTGAGGTCTGGCCGGAGGGCATCTGGGTCCATGGGTTCTCCTCCGGCGGGTGGGAGGGTGACAGTCCCAATGCCTTCGTCATCCCCTGGCCCGTCATTGCCGCCATCATCGAGGCCCGAAGAATCGTCGGTTGAACACTTCTTCCCCTCCAATACCATTCACATGGGACGCCAATGAACAGCAACGACATCCTCTCCAGCGTCATCAACCAGCCCATCCTCGCCATCGAGGGTCTCAAGAAGAGGAGTGAGAGGATCGTCTTCCGGATGATGACCGGTAACCTCATCCTCGAGCACCAGCAGGACTGCTGCGAGCACGTTGCCGTGGAGGACCTCGAGGGAGACGCCGAGGATCTCGTCGGTCAGGTCCTCCTCCACGCCGAGGAGGTCGTCAACGGCAAGGAAGCGGGACAGTCAGGTGAAGTTGACGACTACTCCGAGTCCTTCACCTGGACCTTCTACAAGTTCCGGACCACCGGCGGAGACCTCTGGGTCCGCTGGCTCGGTGAGTCCAACGGCTACTACAGCGAACGGGTCACGGTGACCTGGGAGCCCCTTGACGACATGGAGAACTAGAATGCGATACGTTCCGATGAACGCAGTAGGAATCGAGCTCAATGATGCCGTTGCCGAGACTCTCGGCATCACCGATCTCTGGGAAGCCTGGGATGGCTGGGAGGACGACGAAGACATCCTCGGAACACTTGCGGAGAATTACAGCGTCAATCCCTGGCGACTGAAGAAGTTTCGTGAGGAGAAGGGCGGGGAGACCACTGGGATCAGCGGTTTCGAGGACAATGTCGTCTACATTCTTTTCGACACGGACGACACCCGTGACCCCAACTGGGTCGAGTTCTCCAAGAAGTGTGCTGAGGCCGGAAGCGAATCCGTCGAGGGATCGTGGGCGCAGCTGATGTGAAGTGGTGGGTCTACGTGCTCCGCTCCCACACGGGTCGGACTTACGTGGGCTCGACAACCGACCCTCCCAGGCGTCTTCGTCAACACAACGGAGAGATTCGAGGCGGTGCAAAGTGCACGAGGGGAGGTCGTCCCTGGGAGCTTGTCAAAGTCTATGGTCCGTACTCTGGTCGATCGGAGGGCCTGCGAGCAGAGCTGTCCCTGAAGCGGGGGAAGCGGGGGACAGGGAGAATCTCGTGGTCTTCCTCTGACTCTACGTGGTACCGCGAGTGCTCAGAGTCCGTTGCTTTCACCCAGCAAAATGTTGAAGAAAATGTGACGGATACCTGTCCACAGGGAGAGAAGTGAATTACTAGATCATACGAGGTGGATGGAAATGGACAACTCCCCTGAGACCATTGAACTCCGGCGCAAGTACGCGGCTCTTCGCAATGAGGCGGTCCGCTGGGGTGACAAGGCGGACGACTTCACCGCCTACACGATCACCAAGGTGATGGAGAGGGCGCAGGTGCAGCCCACCGGCCCGAAGGACTACGTGGAGTTTGCCGGCTACCGAGTCCACCGCTTCCGCGGACGTCGCTGCTGTCCCAAGGCGACCTGGATCCAATGCGCCTGCCACGAGGCCTTCACCTGCCCCGAACACGGCGAGAAGCACATCGGCACCCATGACTGAGGAGAACACCGTGAAGAACGCAATCATCCACGCCTACGAGAGGCTCGACTACCACACCCACGGGGCGGCTGAGATGCTCCTCGTCGGTGTGGTCGGTGCGGCCCTCGCAATCTCCCTCTACTTCGTCCTCGCTGGAGCTTTCTACGGTTACCTCCAGATCTTTGTCCTTCTCACCGGAGCATTCTGATGCGCAGCTTCCTCGATGATCGCAACTTCTTCCTCCAGATGGTCACCATCATCATCGCAGTCCCCGTCTTCGGCATCTTGATCTCCTCCTGCGGCGGTCCTGAGACACCCGAGGAGAAGGTGGAGGTGGACATGCAGTACGCCGAGAAGATCAAGTCGGAAATCGTAGTCTTCAGCCCGAGGCCCGGCGTGGAGTGCTACGTGCTTCGAGGATACAGCTCTACCAACCCGCGCCTCATGTCCTGCGTCGGTACGGTCCCGATCACGATGGGTCAGTGATGGACGTGATCTTTCTCGGCGTTGCCTCCGTGGTTGTCGTCCCTCTTCTCGCCTATGTCCTGCTTCGATAAGGAGAACCGCAAGTGACTGCTCTCATCCTCGCTCTCCTCGCCTGCACTGACAACCAGCGCGCCAAGGTCTTCGGCGGCAGCATGTCGGTGCTGGTCCCTTGTGACCAGCAGGTCTTTGACGTAACGTGGAAGGGAGAAGACCTCTGGTACGCAACACAGCCTCCACCCAGTGGGTGGACGCCCCAAGTGAAGAGGTTCTTGGAATACTCTTCTTACGGCATGATCCAGGGTGAAGTTGTCCTGACCGAGAGCCGGTGCGGTAGCTGATGGGAACCAACTACTACAGCGTGAAGAAGGGAATGGAGAAGCTCGACTCCGAGTCCTTCTGGGGTGCCCGTGGAACCGAGGACATCCTCCACATCGGGAAGTCATCCGGCGGCTGGTGCTTCTCCCTCCACATCATCCCGGAGTTCAACATCCATGACCTTCCCGGGTGGGTTCCCTACCTCCTCGATCAGGACCGCCTCATCATCAACGAGTACCGCGAGGTGATCACCTACGAGGAGATGATCTCCATCATCACGGATCGGAGGAGCAATCGCACTTGTACATGGGACCAGGAGATGTACGATAAGAACTACGCCGAACCTGGTCCCAATAACCTTGCCCGTCACTCGATGGGTCGAGGATGCGTGAGGCAGGGTGAAGGAACCTGGGACTGCATCGAAGGAGAGTTCTCGTGAGTGAAAAGAATCTCGGACGACACAGCGTGATGGTCGACGTCAACGGCGTTCCCGTAAAGACGGGGCAGTCCTGTCGATTCTGGGCCGGGACTCGCAATGAATGGACCGAAGGCACTGTCCGGAATGTACGCACGATGTCCTACTACAACTCTCAGGAGCTTCGTCAGGACGTCTGGGAAGCCCTGGTCGACAACGGCGACCCCAAGAATCCCGACCCTTGGTCGAACGGATTCAGGGTCACAGCATGGGTGGAATCTCACATGATCGAGGTGAAGAATGATTGATCGAAACGAAGTCGGACTCCTTGACTGCCTGAAGCATGAGCTCGATATCCCGACTCGGCTCCGGTGGCTTCCCCACAACCTCATTGCGCACCCGCTCATGGCCGTCCTCCCCCGTTCCTGGGGTGAGCGGCTGCACGACATCACCCTTCCCGAGGACCCTCCCGATGAGCGATAGCCTCACCATTCACGAGTCTCGTTTCGAGGAGTTCGCGATGCGAGTCATGGAGAGCCTCCTCGACACCGGGGTCATTCAGCTCCAGCCTACAATCATCGGTGACAGCATCCGAAGCTCGGACGATGAACTCATCGACCACGGGGTGGCGGTCATCAAGCAGCTCCTCCACTTCCAGAAGTACACTCACGACAACTGGGAGTGGGATCAGGAAGAGACTCACCGTCGATTCCGTGTGGACGTTCCTGAGAGCCTGCCCCGTGACGGCTCGGCCGCAATCTGAGGTGAACAATGGGCTGTGACATTCATCCCTACTGGGAAGCCAAGGACCCCGAGGGTAACTGGCACATGATCGATGACGTCGACTGTGGACGCAGTTATGCCTGGTTCGGTGTGGCAGCCGGCGTTCGACATGAGAGCGAGATCTCCAGGGAACCGAAGGGAATGCCGCACGACCCATCCTGGGCTTGGGAGTACCTCTGTGAGAGATGGGGACCTGACTTCCATCACAAGTCCTGGTTCACCCCCCAGGAGCTCCGAGATGTCAATCGTGACTGGTGCCAGAAGAGCTTCGAACAGTGGCCAGATGAGTTTCCCAATGGTCCCGACCTCACCGAGGAGTTCATCAAGTGCATCGGTCCCGACCACGTCATCACGGGAATCCTCATCCCTGACACCGGTGGTCGTCTCAAGAGGCAGCCCTTCGCCGGCACCCTTGCAGAGTTCGTGGGCTCCAGTGACATCGAAGACAAGGTCCGCCTCGTCTTTGCCTTCGACAACTGATGGGACGCCTACCCTGGTGGGGAATGCCGGGTCTCATGGAGGGACGACTTCCGAAGCCTGTCTACCTCCGGATCCCAAAGGGCACCATCATCATGGCCCGCCCTCCCAAGAGAAAGTACGGCGGGAAGAGGTTCATCTCTCCCGGTGCCATCGTCTGGAGCTTAAGCAACCAAAGGGCAGAGCATGACGTCCTCGGGTGGGGAACCCTGGGCGTCTACCTCGGGAGGAAGGGGCCGGAGATTCGAGTCCTCGTGGAGGGAAGGGTGATGCTCTCCTGGGCCAATCGCTGGGTCGTCGTGGACCCTTCAAAGAATGTGAGAAAAGTTTCCCACAGGGGTGTCTTCCTGCCCTGAAGTGAATTAAAGGATCATATCAGGAGGGAAACTTGGACAGGGAAATCGCCATCGTCAAGACGGCAACCACAGGTCGAAACATCCGCGAGGAGATGGTGATCGTCCTCGAGGAGACCCCGGACGGCTGGATCAGTGGGTACCCTCACAACCACTCAGCCGGAGTCGCCTTTGACGCGATGGTCGGCTACTGGTACTCCCCGTCGAACATCGTCCAGCGAAATGTCATGCCGTACGGCGACACCAAGTTCGACTACAACGAGATTCCTCCCGGCACCCTGGTCGCCATCGGACATGGATCCCGCAAGGTCTTCGGCCTCGTCCTCGAGAGGAAGGGAGCCAAGTACGAGGTGATGTTGGGTGACGTCCAGAAGAAGTTCGACTGGCAGCACATCCGTCCCTTCAATGCCGCAATTGACAACGTTCCCTGAGGTCCCATGCTCATCAAACTGTTCCTTCTCCTTCACACGCGAGTGGTGATTCCCGAGCCACAGGTGGAGGTCGTCGCTTCCGAGATCGAGGCCATCTGGGTGCCGGAAGGCGCCGATGCTCCTTTCGTGGCGATCCCCCTCAGCGAAAACTGCTTCCAGGAGGAGTAGCGTGTCGACCCACTCCACCATCGGATACGAGCTTCCCGGTGGCTCCTATGCAGGTGTCTACTGTCACTACGACGGCTATCCCGAACACATCGTCCCAGTCCTCCTCAAGCTGGGGCACGACGGTGTGATGATGGCAGTGGAGAAGGCACTCCTGGAGGGTGGTTTCCGCGTATTCGACGAGGACGAGATGGAGACATTCGTGGAAAAACACGGCGAGTCAGAAGCGACCACACGCTCCCACCATCTCCAGGCTGAGTGGCCCTGCACGAGTGAGGTGTACAACTACATCATCCGCCTCGACGGCTCGGTGGAGTGCGTGAGCTACGCTGGGGAACCTGTCGACATCAGCCAGTACGTCAAAAAGTTTCAAGAAAGTGCCTGAAAAGGTGTTCTCCGTTCACCCAGTGAATTAAAGGATCAAAGGAGGAAGGAAACAATGGCAAACTCGGATCTTCACTTCACGGTTCGCAACTTCACCCGCTACGCGGAGGACAACCGGGTCGACGTCCTCGGTCTCTTCCGGGACGAGTACCGCAAGCGCCGGAGCCTCATGGTGGAGCGTGGCTACGGTGACACGAAGTCCCTGGACCTCGAGGCCTCGGAGCGGGCACTCGATGCCTACGGTCCCAAGCCCACCGAGAAGCTCCTCGAGGCCGCCTGGTGGGTCAACGGTCTTGGGCTTGCCCAGGCCGAGCACGAGTACCGCGACAGCCGGCTTTCCTGAACCCCCAACAAGGAGTCCTGAACATGACCATCTACATCGTCTCAATGTCCACCACCCAGGGTCCCTACGGTCCGAGCGTCGAGATGTCCTACCATCGAGACCTCGCGGAGGCGGATGCAGCATTCTTCGAGTGCCAGCAGAACCTCACCGATGACCCCTCCACGATCCTCCTCATCAAGCTCGACGGGGAGACCATGACCGAGACGGTCCTCAACTCCTTCGAGGGGACCGACGAGGACTACGACGATCAGTACGCACAGGACCGTGAGGACGAAGGGGAAGATTGGGTTGTCGAGGGTCGCTCCGAGGGGGGTGAGTGATGGCGAAGAAGAAGAAGATCGCCAATCCCGTTTCCTACCTCCTCATCAAGGACGAGCACGGATTCAAGATCCATCACCCCGAGTACGGTCCCTGTCTCCTGACAAACTACGACGGCGAGATCATCGAGAACGTCTACTTCGAGAGCGCAATTGTCGGTGACCATCCGAGCCGCGGTAGCGTTGAGGTCTGGGGTGAGGGTGACTCTGTCAAGAGCGCAATCGAGGACCTGAAGATGGACGGTTACAAGACGACCGAGATCAAGAAAATGAGACTTCGAGTCGAGAAGGTCGCAACTTTTTAGGGAGGGTGAATGAGCTGGTTCAAGAAGGGTGACATTGTGCGAGTCAATGGGAAGCCTGCCATCGTGGACAGCGATGTCTACACGAAAATCGTATACGACGACTACGACCACGAGATCATGCGGGGCGGAGGTGAGGGTGGTTCGGCGGTAACCTGCGTGAACGTGATCTTCCCAGACACCGGGATCAAGTGGACAGTGAGGACAATCAACGTGCTTTGCGTTGGACGTGAGTTCCCCTGATGGCTGAGCTCATCCTCGAAGTGCAGCCGGTGCCCAACCCGACCCTCCTCAGGGTGAGGGCAATCTGGTCGCCTGGGGGTGACCAGGCGACATGGGCGACTCTACACTGGACAGTCGTACCTCGAGAGTTCTGGCCCGAGGGTTGGCTCCCGCCGGAAGATTTTCGTTGGCAGCGGGGTGACTACTTCCCACGCGCAATGAACCCATTCTCCCAGGGAAAGAAGAATGTTCGGTAAGATCGCAGTTGTTCGAGTCTCTTCGAAGGCGGGTCATGTGAGGGCCGTCCACATCCTCGAGACTCGTGATGACGGATGGGTCCGCGGGACACTCACTTCCGAGCCGCTTCCACGTTACGCAAACGGAGCCGGAGCGTGGTATTCTCCGAAGCATGTGATCACGATCGTTGAACAGACGCGTTCCCATGACTACAATGGAATCCAACCTGGAACTCTGGTGCAACACTATGACGGTCCTCCACGAATCCTGAAGGAGCGGAGGGGTGCGACCTACGTGATGCTTGATCCCCGGAATGGGGAGGAGTATGCCACAAGCTGGGAGGGTGTTGTGCCCGTCCCAGTCTTCGTGGATGAGATGAATGAGGAGACGAATGTCACACAAGAATGAGTTCGAAGACGATCCACCGACTGTCATCGACAGGCCCTCGAACTACCTCGTGGATCTGCCGAAAGTAGAGATACGTGTAGATCCTTACGAGGGTCTCAAGGCGAGGGTCGCTTCTTGGATAGTGAGAAACAGACACTGGCTTGACGAGTCATCGGGACTCGCAGGTGTTCTCCTCACAGCACTTCTCGCGTGGTTCATAACCCAAACCGTCAGGTGAATCATGGAAACTTGGAACATTATCTGGTCCGTCTACCACGCTCTCATCCTCATCGCTTTCTTCCTGGGTGACTCGAAGTCTCGAGTTTTCTTCGTTTCGATGTCCCTCATGTCCCTCATGGGAGGTATTGCACTACTCACGACAGGTCACTCGAGCTGGTTCCTCGGTCTCAACCTCGGCTACGTCGGCTGTCTCGTCCTCGCGGCCCTCGCGGCCTACGGCACTGCTCCTCCCGGCTCCGAGAGTGAGAAATCCAACTACATTGCAGCCGCGGCGACAATTCGTTTTGCGGTGACTCTTGCCTGCTGGTACATCGCAAAATAATCGAACAAAGTGGTGTCCACTGGGACCAGAGTGAATTAAAGGATCAAAGGAGGAAGGAAATGGTCCCATCTCAGGCTCTCAAGAACTCCACTGCCGATGACGTCGTCTTCCGTCGCGGAAGTCTCACCTACCAGCAGGTCCACGCATACGGCTGGCGCACCGAGCAGGAGTGTCGGTCCTACGCTCACGGTCGCTGGCACTCCGAGACCGGCAAGCGGGGCATCACCATCCGGAGCAGGAAGCTTTGGGATGCCGCCTCCAACGCCCTCAGGATCTCCTCCAGCACTGAGATCGACGGCTCCCTCTGGAAGGTGAGCTGCACCACCTACGACGGGCTCAAGAACGGCGAGATTCCGAAGCCAGGCAAGGCCCACTACTACGGTCACCTCTTCGAGGCCAAGTCCTCCCTTGAGACACTCGGCTACGTCATCGCCCCGGACGAGACGAGGGCAAAGATGGCGGCGATGGTAACTCTCGGCCCTCGTGCCCACTCCTCCTCGGTCGCCCTCGAACGTGTCGGAGTGTCTGACTGGGACCGAGTGAAGGCTCTCAACCGTGCACTTCGTGAAAGCTACATGAAGATGATCGAGCAGGCACGTATGACCCTCCAGCACAAGCTTTGGGAGATCGAACAGGCCGAGTGCCAGGTGAGCTTCCTCGAGGTCGAGGCGACTTTCGACTCTGTCCCGATGACGGAAGCGAAGTGAGCGAGAAGCACCTACCTGTTCCCGGAGAGATCAGGAAGTGGCACTACACTCACTATCCTTCTCTCTTGGACAAGGTCGACGGAGACGTCTTCACAGTTGTCGGTGTCGAAGGTGTCAGGGTTGACGTGCTGCACAACAGCGGAAAGACTGAAGGCTACTACCTCGACTGGCTTGTCGAGAACTCAGTCGTTATTTCATGATAAGAGCTTTGTATTTTACTACACGCGCGAATAAGATGATCCCAGAGGGTCAGCGATGAAGTCTGTCGAAGAAAAGTACCGGAAGCTTTCCGACATTGAGCACGTGCTCCTCCGTCCTGGTATGTATGTCGGCTCAGTGAAGCCGCGTGAGGATGAGGTCCACCTCCTCGGCGAGAGCGGGAAGTTCGAGAAGAGGAAGGTGACGTACAATCCCGCCTTCCTGAAGGTCTTTGACGAGATTGTCTCGAACTCTGTTGACGAGCACCGTCGCAATCCGAAACTTGACGAGGTGAAGGTCACTGTCGATCAAGAGAACGGTGTCGTCACTGTCTGGGACAACGGTGGGATCCCGGTCGTGAAGCACTCTGAGTACGATGAATGGGTCCCGGAGATGATCTTCTCGAGCCTGAAAGCGGGATCGAACTTCAACGATGACGAGGAACGGCTTGTGGCCGGCACGAACGGCGTGGGCTCGACTCTCACGAACATCTTCTCCACGAAGTTTCGAATCCGCACAGCAGACAGGAAGAATGCCTTCCAGCAGACTTTCTCGAACAACATGCGTGAGAGGACCGAAGCGAAGATCGTGAAGTGGAAGGAGGGTTTCACAGAGATCCAGTTCCAACCCGACCTTCCCCGCTTTGGAATGGAGTCCATCGACACTGAGCACGTCGAGATGATGCGTCGACGGTGCATGGACCTCGCCGCGTGTAACCCGAAGCTGAAGATGACTTTCAACGGGACCGAGTACAGGTTCCCGAAGTTCAGTGAGTACTGCTCACTCTATGCAGAGAGTATCATCTATGAGGAGACAGACCGCTGGAAGATCGGGATTGCTCCCTCCGACGGTTCTTTCACACAGGTCTCTTTCGTGAACTCCGTTGAGACCCGTGACGGAGGGACCCACGTCGACTATGTCGTGGGGCAGGTTGTCGAGTGGCTCCGAGAGAAGGTTCGGAAGAAGCACAAGATCGATCTCCGGCCCGGTGAGCTTCGCAATCACTTCTTCATGATGGTCCAGTCCGACATTGTCAACCCAGCGTTCTCCTCCCAGACGAAGGAGAAGCTCATCACTGAGTCCCGTGACTTCGGTTCCAAGTTCGAGATCTCTGACAAGACTCTCAAGGCGGTCCTCGCATCTGAAGTCGTCCAACGGATCCTCGACTGGGCCCAGCAGAAGGCCCTCGCCGACGAACGACGCCAGCTCCGTGAGCTCAACAAGAGCATTGCGAAGGGCAAGGTCTTGAAGCTCATCGACGCGAAGGCCCGTGTCGATCGGAACTCCTGCACTCTCAGCCTCTTCGAGGGAGATTCCGCTTCCTCCGCCTTCCGCAAGTACCGCGACCCGATGAACCAGGGCGCCTTCCCGCTCCGGGGCAAGTTCATCAACGTCACGGAGCTCCCCAACACCCGGGTCATCCAGAACCAGGAGGTGAAGGACCTCCTCACTGCGATCGGCCTGAAGATGGGGGAGGAGCCCAAGGAGCTCCGCTACGGTAAGGTCCTCATCTACTCTGATGCAGATCCCGACGGTGACTCCATCGCCGGACTCCTGATGAACTTCTTCGGTCGATACTGGCCTGAGCTCTTCGACCAGGGCCGGATCTGCCGGGTGATGACCCCCCTCGTGGTCGCGAAGAAGGGTGGTGAGACCCTATCCTTCTACTCCAACGCCGACTTCGAGGAGTGGATGGGAAAGGTCCGAGACCCGAAGAAGTGGGACATCGCCTACAAGAAGGGGCTCGCCGCCCTGGAGGACGCCGAGTACAAGGAGATCATCCAGAACCCGAAGATGTTCTCCATCGCCGGCGGCAAGGAGCTGAAGACGACACTCGACACCTGGTTCGCCGGTGATTCTGCTCCCCGAAAGGCAAAGATCATGGGCGGTGAAGAGGAAGCCGAATCGAGAGAATAGTTACTCCCATGAAGTCCGACAAGATGCTACGCTCTCTCATCCGCGAGATGAGTAAATTTGTGCTTGGCACAGGTGAAACATACCCTCTCAAAGACGGCGTTGTTCTCGTCAATAAGCGCCATCCGGCCTCGACTGATGACGAGGCGTGGGACATTGAAAGCGAAGGAAGGAAGATCGGATACATCACAGTGTACTTCTACAGCAAGGAAGGTCCCAGCATAGGCGACATCCAGCTGTATGACAAGAGGGGACTGGGGATCGGGCGTGCAGCTATCCTGACCCTCCTGAAGAAGTATGGTAAAATTGGGTCGGACCCCCAGGGCGCCACTTCAGATGATGCGCACAGAATGTGGGCGTCACTTGGGGCTACCAAAGTCCCAACCAACAAGAACACGAAAGGTTGGCGATGGGAACTTCAAAGCTAAGAGGGCCCGATGGGAAAGTTTGTGAGTCACTAGTGAGGACTCTCGTTCGTGAGGTCCTCGCTGAGGACGCCTACAAGGAGAGAACCGGCAAGCGATTCACCGCTGACATTGACAAAATCCGAGACAACCTCGAGAAGAAGGGTTACTTTCTGCACTTCTCGGATGTCCCAAAGATTGGCGTCAACCCAAAATCGCCCTATCTTCCCGGAAGCTACTTCTATCCCAACATCAAGGAAATCTATGAAGGTTTCGTGAAGGATGTCGTAGGCACCCATCGAGGCGCGGGGCGAGCCTCGAGGTACGTCTTTCTCGTGCGTCTCAAGGACGGATTGAATATCGTCGAGGGCAGTGAGATCCTGGAGCGCGCTCACGAGACCCTCCGCAGTATCGCGAAGCCCCTTCTTGATCTCGATATAGACGAAGGCCCGCGGCGAGGCCGTGAGAAAACTTTCATGCAGGCGCTCGACCTTTACCACCGGAACATGTCTGGTTCTTCGGTGAACATCGAGCGCTTCACATCAGCAGATCAACTCCGAGAAAGAGGTTTACTAGACAAAGTCTATGACAATTACAGGGAGCTTGCTAAGATCTATCACGACTTTGTCAAGCGTCCGAGAATGTCTGCTGCACAGAAAGAAGATTTCTTGAAGGCGTTCAATGGCAGGTTGAAGAAATACCTCGAGAGGTTCGGTGGCCACCTCGGGAAGTTATCACAACCGCTCAGTGATCTCGAGCCAAGCAGCGTGAAAGATTTCATCTCCAAGATGCAGCTTGCGATGCATCCGCTCAAGCCCAGCCCAGACGGAACGCTTCAGCTGAGTGATGCGGATATAGACACGGGATTGAAAGAGATAGGTAAGACCTTCTCGCAGCCGTCTTACAACCAGTACGGTATCAGCATACCCAACTACAGCTATCTCATCCTCGCTGCGACAATCGCCTCCAACGGAATGGCTGCGATGGTGAAGTCATACGCAGATTACATCACTGCTTCGAGTCTTCAGAATGCGATTCCTTTCATGCGGTGGCTACTTGATGACCGATCAATAGACCTGCATCTTCGCTCAGGTGAGACTGTCTCATTGAGAGAAGTGAAAGCGCAGTGTCTCAAGAGACTTGAGGACACAATGGGCAAGAATTTTAGGCGCCTGATGGAGTTTGGGAAGAAAGGCGACCAGGTAGGTGTGAGCATTCTGCTCGTGATGGGAAGTGGAGACGTTGATGGCGTCAATGACACTGGACACTCCGGACAGCGGCACAACATCGTCTGGGGGCACGGTGGCATTCTAGGGAAGTATGAGGGCGCCCAGCTCTTCCTGAGTGCTCCTGTCTCAGAAAAGATTGAGATTGTCACAATGATCGACAGGTATGAGGGCAAGCCTGTGTCCTGGGATCCGCCAGGATCTCACACTCCCGACCAGGAGCAGGGTTCCGGTGAGGAGAAGGAGGACCTACGTGTTCAATCACTCCAGTCGAGGCTCTCTAGAAAAGTTCCTGCGGAATACGATGACAAGGATCTCTGGGGGAGGCCTGTCAAGAAGACATTCATGAAGCGCATCCCTCGAGAGCGGTACTCGGGAGAATAGTTACTCCCATGAAGTCTGAAACGTTGGTACGTTCACTCATCCGTGAGATGATGGGACCATTTGACTCATACGCTTTCTCTGATGAGAGACAAAATCTTCCAAACCCTCCTCCACCAGAGCCCAACAACGCTAAAGAAACGGAAGTCCTTGAAAAAATACTTTCGGTGATCAATGAAGAAGAGAAGCTGGACGCGGAAACAGCAAGCATTCTCAAAGGAATCCTGAGAGGTGGTTTGTATCGAGATTTCTTGAGGGCGCCAGACAATCCTGCGGTGTTCAGAGGAATGTCAGTTTATCCCAGTGAACTGCGCCAGATGGGAATAGACCAGTTTCCGAGATCAGGTGAAAAGCTAACTGTGACGGGAAACTTCTTGTTCATTCCCAGAGAGGGCTTGTCATCGTCGTGGACAACGAACAGGAGAATCGCAGGCCTGTTTAGCAGGTTTAGGCCGGCTGCGGGTGAAAGGAAGTCTTCAAAAATTGAAGTCTTGATGACGGCAAGCGTTCAAAGCAATCACGGCAGACTACTTGCTCTTTCCCCCTTTTACCCGATGATGTTCTCGTATGGATATGAGGAAGAAGATGAGGTCATGGGACTGGGCGAGATAAATTTCGAAAGAGTTGAGATGAAAAGGGGCGAGGATGCAGAGGGATAGTCTATTGCGGGGGCTCATCCGCGAGATGTGCAAGAAGCCCAAGTACTGGGGTCGAGGCGGAGCAGGCATCATGTTCCGCTGTCCCGAGGATGACACGGTGCTCCTTCTCCTCCGAGCTGATTGGGTCGACCAGGGCGGTACGTGGGGAATCCCTGGTGGCGGTGTCGAGGAAGGGTGGTTCGAGACGCCCATCGAAGAGCCAATCTATGACCCCTCAATATTCCAGAGGGCAGCGTTCCGTGAGGCTGTCGAGGAGTGCGGATCGCTGCCTCCCGGATTCTCATCGTCACAGGTCACTGGTAGGACAGTCTACGAAGACTGCGGTTTCCAGTACATTACTCTCATCGCAGACATCACGCTGGAGCAGAAGGAGAGATGGAGACTGGCGTCCAACGACGGAGAGACGGACGACTTCCAATGGGTCCCGAGGTCGAAGTTAGGGGCTGGTGCTAGCTTCATGGGCAGGAGACTCCACTTCGGCGTCGAGTACACTCTCTCAAGAATGTGATGTTCATTCTCACCTCTCTGTATTATAATGATTCAGGAGGTCATGTTGGAAGCAGTTCCGGTCCGTCAGGTCGAGGACTTCTTTGATAACGAGTACAAAGGGTACGCGGTCTACACGATCGAGAACCGCGCAATCCCGTCCGCTGTCGACGGTTTCAAGCCCTCCCAGCGGAAGATTGCTTACGCCGCGAATCGTCTCTGGAAGACCGGTAACGAGAAGCCCCTGAAGGTCTTCCAACTCGGTGGCCAGGCTGCGGCGATGTCGTTCTTCCACCACGGCTCCCTCGATGGCACCATCATCGGAATGGCCCAGGACTTCAAGAACTCGATGCCCATCTTCCAGGGCATCGGTCAGTTCGGCTCCCTCCGGTCCCCCGAGCCCGGCGCTCCTCGATACATCGGCGTGAAGTTCAACGAGAACTTCCGACTCCTCTACAAGGACTTCGAGCTTGTCACTCCGCAGTACGAGGAGGGTGAAGAGATCGAACCCCGGTTCTTCCTCCCGATCATCCCGACCGTCCTCCTCAATGGGAGCTCAGGAATCGCTGTCGGCTTCTCGACGAACATCCTGAACCGGCACCCGTTGGACCTCATCGACGCCTGCCTCAACGCTCTGGACGGGAAGCCCGTCCCGGTCCTCCGTCCCTGGGTCCGGGGTTTCTTCGGTGACATCGAACCCGTTGTCGGTGCACCGAGGTCCTGGGTCTTCCGCGGAAAGTGGGAGGTGAAGAACACCTCGACAGTCGAGATCACAGAGATCCCACCCTCTTTCACCTACGAGAAGTACGAGCAGCACCTCGACGGTCTCGTGGAGAAGGGCATCCTCGCTTCCTACGACGATCACTCTTCCGACAGGGTCCACTACATCCTCCGGTTTCCGAGGGCGACGCTCGCGGAGATCATGAAGAAGGATCGACTCGGTGACCTCCTGAAGATGAGGGAACAGGAGGGGGAGAACCTCACCACCCTTGACGAGACGGGCAAGCTTCGGATATTCGAGAGGGCCGAAGAGATCGTCACCTACTTCGTGGACCTCCGTCTCAGCTACTACGGGAAGCGGAAGGCCCACCTCCTCGCTGAGCTGAAGAAGGAACTGGACGTCCTCAACGCTCGGATGAACTTTGTCGACGCAGTCGTCCAGGGACGGATCGCGGTAGTCAACGAGAAGAAGCCCGACATCCTGAAGTCCATCGAGGCCGAGGGGATCCCAAAGGTCGATGGATCCCACGACTTCCTCCTCAGTATGCCCATCTGGTCCCTCACCTTCGAGAAGTTCGTAGAGCTCCAGAAGAAGGTCGACCAGAAGAAGAAGGAGAAGGAGAAGGTCGAGAAGACGAGGCCTGAGGACTTCTACCGACAGGACCTCAAGGAACTCCGCTCGCAGGTTGAGAAGAGCCATGCCCGGTGAGCTCCTCTGGGTCCGGAGAGACGGCAAGGAGTATCGGAAAGGAGACCTCGTCAGGCTCGAGCACGATGAGGACTTCGCGACATGGAACGACCTCTGGACTGAGAGACACGGAGTCGTGGTCGGCACCATCGTCTATGAGGGACTCGAGCCCCTGAAGGACACGCTTGCCGAGGTACTCGTGGACGGCAGGGTCGTCGCTTTCGAGTGGGAAGACCTCGAGGTCGACCTGTGAAGAAGGGTGACCTGGTGCGGGTTGTCCACAACATCACTACCCCCTACGTGGAGCCTGGTACTATCGGCACCGTTATCTTGGATCACCCGAGGATCATGGTCGAAGACGGCCTCGAAATGATCTTCGTTTTCGCAGACGGAAAGCAGTTCCTCGAGTACTGCAAGAACCTGGAGCTCGTCGATGCGCAGGACTGAACAAATACGCATCGCTTTCTTCAAGGGCGACAAGCACGAGTGGCATCACCGCTTCATCCGCTGGTGGACGAAGAGCCCCTACTCTCACGCCGAGATAGTCATTGACGGTGACGCTTGGGTCTCCATCTCGCCCTTTCTCTTCACTCGAGTCGCAGCTCGACTCAGGACGCAGGTGCCCGATGACGAGTGGGACTACCTCGACTTCAGCGTGACTCCCGAGGAGCTGCACGCCCTGAAAGACTTCATCTCAGAGACTACAGGCGATGGCTACGACTGGATTGGGATGCTCCTCTCGCAGGTCCTTCCGATTATCGTGAAGGGAAAGGGACGCTGGTACTGCTCCCAGTGGATTGCCCACGCTCTCAGCCACGCCGGCATCGTGAAGTGGAAGAAGTTGGGCATCTATGAGTTCCCGGACCTCCACCCGGGCCGCCTCTTTGAGATCCTCTCGAAGGTCGAGGAGCTTCCGCTGGAGGACTCCGATGACACGAGCATCTCGCCCCAATGGATTACCATTGGCTCTGAAAACGAATGAAACGGAGATAAACGCGTGTCAAGCGATGCAATAGCGATTGGTGGACTGGACCTCCGGAATGTCGATGCCATGGAACTACTCACCTCCCTTCCCGAGGAGAGTGTGGACGTCATCATCGCGGACCCTCCCTACTTCGAGATCGTGGGAAATGATTGGGACCACCAGTGGAAGGACGAGGCCGCGTACCTCTCGTGGTGTGACGCCTGGGTACGACAGTGCTCTGTCGTGCTGAAGCCCGGCGGTGCCCTCTATGTCTGGGGCACGACCAAGACGGACACGTTCCTGCGTTTCAAGCTTGGGGTCATGAACCACCAAGCGAAGCTCGAGTACCGCAACTGGATCGTCTGGTCCTACGACTGGGGTGGGCGGACAAAGAAGACGTGGCCCCGAAAACATGAGGACCTCCTCATGTACTCGAAGGGCCCGGATCTCCGGTGGTTCCCTTCACAGGTCGAGGTCCCGCGGAAGGTGACCAAGAACATCCGCACAGGTGAAGACTTCATGAACGGTAAGGTTCCCACCGACGTCTGGCAGCAGAACAACCACACCACGAGTCGGGAGTACTGCAGTTGGCACCCGACACAGAAGCCGGTGGCCTTGCTCGAGAGGTGCATCCTCGCCCACACCCAGCCCGGTGACGTGGTCCTCGACCCATTCTCTGGCTCGGGCTCGACCGCGATAGCATCTCTCAAGAACGGAAGGAGGTTCATCGGTTCTGAGAGGGACGCCGGATACCACGAGAAGTCCCTCGTCCGGATAAGAGATCTCGTTGAAAACTCCCGTGCTGCGTTATAAGATACAGCATGAAAGAGAAACTGCTCCCGGTCGGTACCCTAGTGAGATTCAGGGAATCGATGACAAAAGTGGTTTACGCAGTTGTCATCAAGTCTGAGATGGACTGGCGGGGAAAGAGTGACCATGACATCTATGTCGGAGATTCCGAGAGGGTCTCATACGGGTGGAGCACAGATGAACTCGTCCCGATTGAGTAACCCGCCACCAGGCACTCTTATCGAGGTGAAGGCCAGCCACGGAGGCGGTGACAGGGTCACTCTCGGTTTCATGGACGACAGAGAAGAAGAAGTAGAGATTCCTATCGGCACACACGCCATAGTCATCGGTGAGTGGGTTCGCCCTTGGGACAAGGGAGACCCGATGCCGCTCATATCGTGCGATCACGGAGTCGGCTGGCTGTTTCGAGATGAGATTCTGGTGATCAATGAAAAGATTCCAGCCGGGTGACCTCGTCAGTCGTCGAATATGGGAAGACGAGACCTGTGACTGGAGAATCGTTGAGGGTGAGACGTGGGTCTACCTGGGAGGGTTTGAAGACGCCTGGGAGAGGTCTTTCGGTGATTTCTTGGCTCCTTTCGGAAGTATCGTGAGAGCGCCTGTTGCGTACTTTGTCGATGGAGAGGAAGCGAGGATACTTTCTCGTGTAGTCTGTCAAGACGCTGGCGAGAAGAAGTGAAAGTCCTCCCTGGGCAACTGAGAGTGTGGAGAGAGAAGTACTTTAGACTCACCGCACCTAGCGAAGGGTTCGAATATTTCATCGTCCTATGGAAGAACGGAGACGGGAAATGGGCAGTGAGATTCAGGGGCGGGAAGCTGGAGGAGATGAAGGAGGAGGTGATCGAGGATCTGACTCAACTCCTGGATGCGCATTCCTCATTGTCGACACCCTTGTCAAGGCAACTCTCGTCGGGTTCTTCTACGTCCTCTTCGCAACAATAAGGGTCCAGCTGGGGATATGAGAATCATCGTCCCGGGCACCATCATGCGGACGAGGATCGAGACAGAATTCGATCCCATGATTCCGGACTACAACGTGATGTTCTACGTGCCTGCACACGTCAATGTCCTCATCGTCAGCGTCTGGACAGGAACACTCTCAAACGCGACGAAGAATCACTGGGTCGAGGTCCTCTGGGATGGACGCAAGGGTTTCGTGTACGCGCCCGATCTGGAGGACATCGATGCCGTCGCAGAGTGAGCTCCCTGTCGGACACACTTACCGAGCAATCGACAACTGGGGCTCGGAAAGGGACATCTGCTGTGTTCTCTTGAGAGTGTGCCCGCCCGGTGACCAGGTCGTCGGTAGCAACCACTGGCACTTCGAGGTGTGGGACGGAGAGTCCAGGATTCTCCTCAACACTTCCTACTACACCCTCATCCCGCTTGAACAATCCGAAGACTCCCAATAGAATTAACACTGGAGATACAATGAAGTTTCACAAGTCTGACAACATTTGGACTCTGGCCACTGACTCTCGAATGGACGTCCGCGACCAGCTTCCACCTGGAAACTTCACGGTGTGCAAGCACCCTCTCACGGGAGAGTACTACCTCGAGGAGAGCGAGGCCTTCGTCCTTCCAAAGAAGCTCTACGGGAAGACGGAGCGCTACGGTCGACGGATCCTCGACACCTTCTACGACCGCCAGCCTGGGACCCAGGTGGGTGTCTTCCTCAGTGGACTAAAGGGCTCCGGTAAGACTCTCCTGGCAAAGTATGTCGCGGTGACTTCTGGACTCCCCACCATCATCGTCAACACTCCCTTCTCTGACGAGCGCTTTATGCGGACGATCCAGGGGATCGAGCAGGCGGCTGTGGTCATCTTTGACGAGTTCGAGAAGCTCTATGACGAGGACGCGCAGGAGTCCATCCTCACTCTCTTTGACGGCGTCTACACCGCCCAGAACAAGGTGATGGTCATCACCTGCAACGACCGGTACAAGGTGAAGGGTTTCTTCCACAACCGACCGAGTCGACTCCGCTACGCAATCTCCTATGACCGTCTCGACACCGAGTTCATCCGAGAGTACTGCGAGGACAAGCTCCAAGACTGTGGGAAGTACCTGGAGAAGATCACCACCCTCTCCGCACTCTGTGACGACTTCAACTTTGACATGCTCCAGGTCCTCGTGGACGAGCTCAACCGCTACGGTGGAGAGTTCGATGACGCCATCGAGGTCCTCAATGTGAAGCCGGCTGGCGGCAATAGTGGAGTCTTCTGGGTCCCGACCGTCACTACCCCGAAGCAGAAGGGCCGCAAGTGGAAGCCCCTCAACACGAGGTACGACGTCTCCCCTATCTACATGATCTCCAACGAGCGCTACGACAATAACATCAGCCTTCGGCTCGAGGAGGAGGGTATCGCCAAGAAGGCCACTGATGACGACGGTGACGAGTGGGCAGAGGCAGATGAGAGGATGTACCTTGAGCTCCGCCAGGAACACCTCTTCCAGGTCGACCCGAACACTGGTACCTACGTCTTCCGAGTGCAGGACTACGACACCGAGTTCGAGGTCGTGTTCACGGAGGTCCGAAAGGGCGGTGGGTTGAGCAACTACAGTTTTGGTCGAGGTGACTTCTGATGAACCAGAGGGAAGAGAATCTCATGACATGGTTCTTCATGTTTGCGGCTTTCATGAGTGTCATCGCGTGGGGGTCCTTGACATGGGAGTTTGAGGAAAGATGCAAGAGCGTCTGTTATCCCAAAGAGTCTATCACGCCGCTCTACAATTTTGAGCACTCATGCTTTTGTAGCGAGGGAAACGGAAAGTGGCGCAGAGAGTTTCCTTAAGGCGCAATTTCACGATATTTAAGGAAAGAGGAAAATGTGTCACTGTATAACGTAAAGCCGCACCACGGAAACTCTTCCGAGTACATGGTCTCGTCATGGCCTTGGGTCACTTCTTCGCTCGTTGCCACCTCCGCAGTCGAGTTCAGATTCGACTATGTCACTCGCTGGGTCATGGTCTCGAATGACGACGCTTCCAACGGTAACAAGGACATCTATTTCGGCTTCACCCAGAACGGTGTGAACGGTGGAAATCACTTTCATGTGCATCCCGGGGAACATGTGGGCCCCATTGAAGTGAAATGCACGAGCATCTGGGCAAAGAGCGACCAGTCTGGGGGATCTCCGATCTCAATCATGGTCGGCCTGACTAACGTGACGTCATCTGACTTTCCGTCGATCACTGGCTCAAATGGCTTCGCTAATGTCGGTTGATTTATCACTTCAAATCGATGATATGTTACTCTAGAATGCGACTATCCGAGAATGGATAGTTATCCCTGGAGAGAAAGATGTCAATGAACAATCCGAACTGGGGCGAAGGGTACGTCCCAGCGTACCAGATCTCGGCGTCACCCTTTGTGACATCATCGAACGTTGCCCTGGGCTCGACCAAGGAAATTGCCTTTCAGGGAGTCACCCGCTTCTTCACCGTGAAGAACACTGGAGCGTCTTCCACGGTCATTGCGGTCGGATTCACGCAGAACGGTCTCACTTCGGCGAATTCAAACTTCTTCACTCTCAGCGGTTCAGAGGCTTATTCGGGAGAGATCAGGACAGACAGGTTGTTTATCTCGGGGTCCTCGGGTTCTCCGACTTTTACCATTGTCGCTGGTCTCACTCCCATCTCTTCTGCAAGCTTTCTCCGAGTGACATCTTCGAATGGATTCCCAGGGGTCGGCTGAACTATGTTCGGAAACTTCTCGTACGAGCTTCTCAGAGTTCTTGAGAGAATGTGGCAACGCAAGAGATAAAGTCCCACTCTTCAACTTAGAGTCTTGACAGGAAGACTCAGCTTGTTGGAACACTTCATGGGACTCCGCGTCGGTGACCTTGTCAAGGTTGACATAGGTCCGCGGTATTACGTGGGATATGACGCTCTTGTGATTGGACTTGAGCTTGTGGAAGACCCGAGCGAGGATCTCATCAAGGAACCAGAGCCCAACATCAGAGTCCTGTGTCGTGAAGAGACTGTTGTTCTATACGCTGGTTGGGTCTCGAAAGTCAACCAGTAGAGGAGGGAAAGTGCAGGATGAGGGAAAGAGTTTCACCGTAACTTACGCCAACGGTGACAGCATGACTTACAATGAGAGAGATCTCACGAACGGCTTCGATGAGACGTGTTTTCCCGACAATGAAGCCGAGTGTAACGATGAGTGAGAGACTTATCGAGGGAGAGATTGCAAAGATCGTGTGTTGGGAGTGTGAGGGAATAGAGCCACCGTATGGCTGGGCAAGTCTGGATAAGGCGCAGGAGGGACGTGCCCGCCTGAAGGGGAAGAAGAAGATTCGACCCGAGACCGACGCCCTTGTCATTGAGCGTGTCGAGACAGCTGCGAAGAACCTCATGGAAGAGGACCTCGGTAAGGGAATCTACTACTGGTGTGTGACAGACTCAGGTCGTCTTCTTGTGGACTCGAGGTTTCTCAAGGCCCTCTGATCGCATACTTAGCTCGGAGGATCAAGATGAACTACACACCCGAGCAGAAACACGCTATCGACTGCGTGCTTGCGATTTTCGAGACAGGAAAGGTTCCCACGGCCGCTTCGTACTCAACCTGCACGGTCCTGAAAGACGGAGCGGGGATATCGTACGGCAAGCACCAGTGCACGGACAAGGCAGGTTCCCTTGACCTCGTGTGTAAGAAGTACATCGAGTTGAAGGGCGTCCATGCTGCTGAGCTCTCACAGTACCTGGGCTACCTCGCGACCAACGAGTCCGCGAAGGTCGACCCGAAGGGACCGTTCCCAGCGTGGCTCACTGCACTCATCAATCTCCTGAAGACCTGTGGCGCTGATCCGATCATGCAGCAGGCCCAGGATTTCGTGTTCGACCAGAACTACTTCCTGCCCGCTGTCAACCACGCGAAGGACATCGGTCTCACCACCGCCCTCGGTCTTCTCGCGATCTATGACACCTGCATCCACTCGGGTCCGGGAAGGGTCGGGACCCACCGAGCCGCGTTCCCCGAGAAGTCACCGAAGAACGGTGGTGATGAGAAGGCCTGGGTGAAGGCATACCTCAATGCCCGACGTGCCTGGCTCTCTGGGAACAACAACCCGATAGTTCAGAAGACGGTTTACCGCCAGGATGCGATCCTCGACCTCATCAAGGCCGACAACTGGGAGCTGAGGCTTCCTTTCTCGGTGCGGGGAGTCAAGGTCGGTTAGACAGGTTCTCTGAGTTCTCGAACCACAGAAGCTTGGGGACGTTGGTGTAGAGCACGGTGATCTCCTCGCCGGGCTCTATCACTTTCCTTGCTCGGATCTCGATCTGCTGCTTGTCATTGTTCACCTTCCAGTGTGCGTTGTTGTCGCTGGAGTGATTGTAGATCGACGCCCACCCAAGGGCGACATGGGCTATCCCGTACGAGTTGAAGACGTAGTCGTGGAAAATTGTCCTGTCGCAGTTTGCGTCGTACAGCATGCTGAGGAGAGAGTCCTCACAGGAGAAAGTGGGAGCCCTCTCTATCAGCTCGTCTTTCTCGTAACGCCGTAACGCGAAGACTCCACGGCCCTTCCCGGGAGAATCCTTGATCTCTGCGTCAGGGAAAAAGAAACCCTTTCGGTCGCTCCTGAACAATCGGCCGTCTCCGTATACTTTCTTACAGAATCATTTGGAGGAGAAGTCCGTGGTAAATCTTCTAATGCTCGCGGCCTGCATGGACAATGAGATCCATCGCGTGAAGGACCCAGTTTCTGACGGCACACCGCAGATTCAGGTGACACCTGAGTCCGTGGAATACGGGGTCGTGCCTGCCGGGGAGTCTGCGGCTCAAGTCATCACGATGTCCTCTGTCGGTGATGTCACCCTCAATGTGACCGCAATGCAGATCGGTGACGGTCGTGAGACTTTCACTCTCTTGGAACCTCTCCCGGGATCCTATGAGCCCGGTTCGTCTGCAGAGCTCACTATCACCTACACATCCGACGGGAGCGAGACATCAGGTGACCTTCAAATCCTTTCTAATGATCCTGCTAATCCTAACCTTCGTGTGCCTCTGCTAGCCGGAGCAGAAGTTGTGGACACGGGAGACACGAGCAATGATCCCCCGCCGCTCTCCCAGCCTATCGCAGTATGCTCTGTCGACCCAGTCGAGGTTCTTGCCATCCATGAGTCTGCTGACTGGATTGGCAGCTCTTCCTACGATGACGGGTCAATAGTGTCGTACGACTGGTCTCTAATTTCAGCTCCGGCCGGAGCAACGGCCACGATGCCCGGGGGCGCTGCTAATCGGAGAGGATTCACGCCTGACGTAGCCGGTGAGTATATCGGTCAGCTCATTGTCACGGACAACGATGGCATCTCTTCTGAGCCCTGCACTGCGACCCTCAATGCAACTGCGGGTGACGGTCTCTGGATCGAGATGTTCTGGGTCCACTCGGGTGACGACATGGATCTCCACCTGCTGGATGACGGAGGGGCTCTCACCACGAACTCTGACTGTTACTACGCAAACTGCACTTGGGGAGGGCTCAACTGGGGAGGCACCGGATCCTCTGACGACCCGATACTTGACCTCGACGACATACCGGGAACGGGTCCTGAGAACATCAACATTGGTTCTCCAGCTCGCGGAACGTACACGGTCTACGTGCATGACTATCCGGGGAGCACCTACATCGGTCGCAATGACGTCACTGTGAACGTGTACTTTGCGAGCAGCCTTGTCTGGACTGACACTCGAAATGTCAACTCGGAGGGATGTTATGAGCCCTTTGTCGAGGTCACCGTCCCAGGCGGCGTCACGACCGACCTGATGGGGAGCTGTCGGTGATCGAGTGGGTTGTCGACAAGGCTTTCACGTTCTTCATGTGGACCCTGCTTGACCCTGAGGGACGCAATTTCTTCTATGCAATGAACGCTTTGATAATTTTGGGTTGTCTGTCTCTCCTCTACTTCACGAGAGATAAGTAGAGTCATGGGATGGAGAACTGCAGGAGACCCCGCGACACCAGGTCACAGTGGGCTGGCCCCAAAAGCGAAGACAAGGGCTCCTCACGACCGCACCTACGGCGCCCAGGATGACATGCTTGACGAGCCGGGGACGATTGTCGAGCCTGACATGAGAGAGAAGATCTCCCAGTACTTCAAGACGATGAAACTTCGGGAGTGGGTGAGACTTATTTTACGAGAAAGTTGATCGGTCTATTCCAATTTCGTGAGACTTGTATTACTATCACAATACAAGGAGGCCACCCACCATGAAGTACGACCACCGGGAACCCTTCCACCGCGCCTTCCTGGCGACCCACCTCCGTGAGGCGCTTGAGACCGCTGGTTTCTCCCCAGTGACCGGTCGCCACCCAGCGGAGGAGGAGGTCTGGACCCGCCCGGTCGAGGGGACGAAGTTCAAGATCAAGGTCTACACCTCCATCGTCGACAACGAAGTCCGCCTCGTCGGCGCGGACGCCATCCGGGTGGTCGGCTCCTACGAGAACGATGGAAAGACGAAGGGCCTTGTCGGCAATGCCTCGGTCCACCGTCGCGGCACGGTGGAAGACATCAAGGAACGCACTATCCAGCGTGCCCGAGACACCTGGACCAAGTGCCGGTCCAACGGAAAGTGTAAGTGTGGCGCTCCCCTCCTGGTCTCCAAGAAGGGTAACTCTTATTGTTCTGACCTTTGCTGGAAGTCCTGATGGAGACAAAATTCAAGAAGGGAGACCTCGTGCTCGTCAAGCACCGGGTCAATGAGAGGCTCTTCTCCCATGATGAGGAGCTCAGGCACGGTGTGGTTGTGGATGTTCGACCCTTCGTCATCGGTGGCTCAGGAGTGAGCTCGTGGATTGGGGGCTGGGCGTTCACGCAGGAGGACAAGCGCAGCGAGTACCTCATCGTTTCCCCGAGTGGAGAGTTCGAGTCCTGGTTTGACGAGAAGAATGTCCATGAAGTGAACACGGTCTAGATTTTGGTTACCCTTGACTTCGGAAGGGTCCAATGAAGAAGGGCGACCTCGTGCTTTGGAAGTCCATTGACAGCAGAGTAAAGGACTACGGAGTTGTCCTTGACGTCTGTGATCATCGAGGCATCTTCCCGGAAGAAGTTTTTGTCAAGTTCCCCCTTGACGGTGTCGAGGGCTGGTACTTGTCACGCAATCTTGAGAAATTAGAGGAGACAAATGAGTCAGGTGGATCACCCGAGTCACTATCGCAAGGACACGGGATTTGAGGTCATCGATGTGATTGAGGCATGGGACCTCGATTTCTGTCTTGGGAATGCCGTGAAATACATCGCGCGTCAGGGCCGAAAGGGGACTGACACGGCGGGACAGGACCTGCGCAAGGCGATGTGGTACATCGATCGTTACATTCAACGCGTTGAAGGGGCGAAAAGTGATCAAGAATGAACAGTACTGGGAGACCCTCGGCAAGATTTCTCCCGAGTCTCGTCACAGAATTAACACGAGGTCGGAGAGGGTGACTTGCGGAAGTGAGAGGGCCCACATCATCCGGTGTGAGGTGCCCTACAACCCGATGGAGATCATGAGAGAGGCGAGCCGCCTCGCTGTGGGAGCCGGAGTTCCGGAGGCCGACACCTGGTTCATCTCAGAGAATGGGGCGCACCTGGGCAGTCCCTATCAAGAGAGAAACTTCTTTGCTCTCCGCAAGTCTTCCGACACTGATGGGGACAAGCTGTGCGCGCTTGAGGTCCTTGCACAGGTCTGTGAATATGTAAGGTCAAGGAAAGAAAAATGAAGTACCTGAGACTGTCTCTCATTCTCTCTCTCGTGTTCCTCCCGGGACATACGCGCGCCGATGACCGTGACGAGGAAACCGACGACAGGAAGGTCGTGTACAAGCAGAAGACCGAGATCGATTTTGAGGGCCTCGAGGTCGAGGGAATCCTGCAGAAACCCCAGAGCGCTCTGGTGCTTGAGAGGAAGAAGGCGAGTTTCAACCCGCTCATCAAGCTTCGCACCGACTGGAATGCGGAGATTGACCAGTCGACGGATGAAGTGAAGTGAGACTCCTCCAGCGAGCGAAGCAACTCTTCCTCGAAGAAGAGGGCCAGTCTACTGTCGAGTACATGCTCCTCATTAGCGTTATCGTGATTGCGATTGTCGCGGCAGCATACGTATTCATCGATCCCTTCAAACAGGGCGTGCAGGATCTCGCGGAAGACGTGAAGAAGATCCTGTCCGACGGAAAGATCGGTAGGGTTGGAACTTCAAGATGAGACGCAGAAAGCTAGTTGACATACTTTTCGAAGATGCGGTACCTGGCAACTCTCCACCTGAAAAGCAGGTTCATGTCTTCGATTTCGATGACACACTCGGGCTCACTTCGAACGCTAACGGTGTGATGTTATACAGGGACGGCAAACCCGCTCACAGGACTGCGGGAGAGGTCAAGGATTGGCTTGCGTCTCTCGGCGTACCGGAGACCGCAATACTTGAACCGGGGATCCAGTCCATCAGGGAGAGAGAAAACGGCATGGCTGTCTACCTCTCCTCCTCCGGCCTCGCCAAGGTCCAGAAAGCGTTCCCGCCCTCGAAGCAGGGAGTCACTACGGGGTACGCTGACAGGGTCGAGCAACCGGGTGAGACGATTCTGATCGACTTCACTCCCTCCAGCGGCACCAACGTGAATGACACGACCCCTATTGAGCCGACCATCAACAAGATGAAGAAGGCGAACGCACAGGGATCAGACACCATCGTCATCACTGCGAGGAAGGCCGACGGCGTGGGCACGGATTTTCACGGCAAAGACGTTGCTGCCACGAATTCGAAAGACATGGAAGACTTTCTCGCCGCACAGGGCGCAAAGCCGACTGACGGTGTGATGGGCGTAACGGGACAGAATAAAGGTCTCGCGATCATCAAGAAGTATATCGCGAATTACGAGGACCCTCCCGAGGAGATCCACTTCTACGATGATCTGAAGAAGAACACGGATGAAGTGGAAGCCGCCGTGGCAGAGAAGGTTCCTTCTGAACTGCACGTCTACGGTCCCGGTGAATTTGCTCACAACGAGGCGGATCCGGAGATTCCGAAAAAGTCGTATCCGGGGCAGGAAGAGCTTGACCCTCGTGGAATCTCTGAGAGTCGCAGAATCGACGATAGCATAATCATGGAGAGGTGGGCGTACCTCGCGGGGATAAGAAGATGAACGAAGCAAAGAAGAAGGGTCTCTGGCACAACATCTGGGCCAAGCGCCGGCGGGGTGAGCGACCTGCTCGTCCGGGTGAGAAAGGGTATCCAAAGACTCTCAAGATCGGAGAGGCCGCTCTCCGATCAATCATCAGGAGGGAACTCATTCGGGAGTGGACTTTCCTTCAAGCCTCGATGTCAGGCAACGCCATCAAGGGGCTGATCAGCGTCCTCGAGGACATGTTCGGTCCCACGACCACGCAGCGTCTTGAGAGGACAGGCGACGACAAGATCATCGACCGTTACCACGCTTTCTTCGGCATGCTTCACACACTCCCAGAGTACCGGATGGTCTGGGAGAACTACAAGCAGGCGCAGAGGAGTCATGCGAGCATGGACCCTGGCGCTGACTACGCTCGTGACCCGAACCATCCGATCGGAAAGGCTTTCGAGAGCCTGAAGAGCAAGGTCCTCGGGAAGCTTGATGAGCTTGAGAGGACCCTCTCACCCGAGACAAGGGACATCTGGAAGTCGGATCTCGATGAGCAGCGGTACCTCTTCAGGAAGGTGTTCGAGGACTGGGCTCGGGGCAAGATGACGACCGGTCGCGTCCTCACAATACTCGATTCGAGGGGGACAGTTGAGTCTCGGCGTCGGAGACGCTCTCTTTCCGAAGCCGGTGAGATGGTCGCCGGGAGGGACCTCGAGCAGCTCCAGACGACTGAGTTCATCACTGCCCTTGAGACTGCGGACATGGACCTCGAGGACGCAGGGTGCCCAGAGGACTCTGACGCTCGAGTCTTTGCGTTCGAGGCGATGGAGATGATCGAGAAGGGTCGGGAGAGGCCGGGTTACAGCGTCACGATGATCGCGCCCATTGCCCAGCAGGTGATCGAGGCAATCAGGTCCTGCCCACACGTCGACAAGTACGTCGCCCAGAGGGTAGCCAATGACCTCGAGCTCGCGCTGGATCGGACCCAAGAGGTCGACAGGTTCTAGACACCTCCTGGCTGGGCGGCGGAATACCTCACGGTGTCCCTCGGATGACATCCGTTACACTTCATTCCGCTGCCAATGGTAATCCTCAACCTCCTCTTCGAGTGGTCAAACTTTATTTTTGAAAGTTGTGTCCACGTGTCACGAAGTGAATTAACAGACTACAGGAGGCAAGGTGGACATCCAAAGCGCCCTCGAACTCTCTGAGTCTATCCGACTCGCGGCTTCTCCCCACTGTCACCGCGTGGAAGTGGCAGGGTCGGTTCGTCGTCGGAAGCAGAACGTGAAGGATATCGAGCTTGTGGCTCGAGTCCTCGACTGGGAAGGACTCTTCAGCTCTCTCACGCAGTTCGGCGACTTCATCAAGCCTGGCTGTCCGGACGTGATTCCCTGGCCGCCACGAGCCGGCGCAAAGTACCTCCGCATGATGCTTCACTCTGGGGTGAAGCTTGACTTCTTTATCGCGAATGAGCACAACTGGGGAGCTCTCTACATGATGAGGACCGGCGGGGCTACCGGTCCGGATGGCAACCCCTTCGACGGTTTCGTCCCCGCGATGTTCTCTCGGTGGAAGAGAGTCTCCGGCGGCGGGAGGATGCGAGACTGTCTCCCCACGCTCCCAGACGGAAGGCCCGTCTCGGTTCCGGAGGAGGAGGACTTCTTCCGCCTTGTCGGGGTTGACTGGGTTCCTGCGGCTGATAGGGTCTCTTCGTCTGCAGTGAAGAAACAGAAAGGTTACAAGCTCGACATCGAGAATATCAGCTTCGTGGAGAATGTGAAATGAGTAGCAATGAACAGTGGTTCCACGACGTCACCGAGGACGTCTACTATCGAGTAACTCACTTCGAGCACTCTACGAAGCGTGTAATGGAGGAGTGGCTCTGTTCCACGGGTGACCGTTGGTACCTCGACCCAGGTCTGACGAAGGCGACTTTCCTCCGGGATCACATCCTCACACCTTGCGACCCTGTTGCAGGAATGTTGAGTAAATGAGTTAGTCTCTCGCGCATACCATACTTAGTGGTATGCGTAAACTACTACTTTCAATTTGTTTTCTGGTAGTCCCAACGCTCGCTCAAGCCTCTGGTTTTTGCGAGGTCAATGACCCTGGCACCTCAGCTTTCATTCGTAACGAATACGTTGAGTTCGGTATCGGCTCCGAGGGTGCTTTCGGAGAGGCCGGTTACCCCTCTGGATGGCACTACCGCTCCAACACAGGCCAGCTCGGCTTCGTGGCAAACCCGCAGCGGAACGGCTGGTCGAGCTACTACGGCGACTTCTTCTCACCCGGCTCTCCGCTCGAGGGCTGGGGCGTTGAGTTCAACGGGGTCGCCTACGACAACACGAACGGTTGGACGAATGGCATCGCAGGCTCCCTCGGTGACCCCGCATGTGAGGTCGATATCTGTGGAAACCTCGGCGGTGCGGTGTCGTGGACCGGCGCGGTGGGAGACCTCGGAGTAGAGACCCAGTATGGTGTCGTTAATGACGAGGTCTACGTCGTGATGACTGTCACACTCACCAACAACGGCTCATCGACCCTGTCCGACGTTTACTGGTTCAGGAACGTCGATCCTGACAACTCGGTGATGACGACCTACAGCTACTCCACCACAAACACCATCATCTCGCAGCCTGACTCAACCACAGACCTCGCCTCGGTGAGGGCGACCGGTGGCGACGGTGCGGACCTCTACCTCATCGCCTCCGACAGCCGGGCAAGGGTCACTCACGGTGGGTTCTTCAACACCGATGCCTCGGACATCTGGAGCGGCTCAGGATTCTACTCCTCGGTGGGCTCTTCGGTCTCTGATGACGCTGCAATCTCACTCGCTGTCAGAATTGGTGACATGGCTCCTGGGCAGACGGAGACGTTCAGGGTCATCTACACCCTTGACGAGACCGCAGTCGCCGCGGCGACGGACTGTGCCGAGGCGCCCGTGGAGCCTGATGGTGACGGTGACGGGATCCCGGATTCCTCGGATTCCTGCCCATCAGATCCGTATGACGACGCAGATGCCGACGGTGTCTGCGGTGACATTGATACCTGCGAGGGCTACGACGACCTCACTGACGCGGACGCTGATTACACCCCTGACGGATGCGACACCTGTCCATCGGATCCATACGATGATGTCGACGGTGATGGTGTCTGCGGGGACGTGGACATCTGCGAGGGATACAGCGACCTTGTCGATTCAGATTCGGACGGTATCCCGAACGGGTGCGACGCATGCAAGTATGATGCAGACAATGACTCCGATTCCGACGGGGTCTGCGCTGAGAACGACATCTGCCCAGGCTCTGATGACGGCCTCGACAGCGATGGTGACTACACCCCCGACGGATGTGATACCTGCCCGCTCGACGCTCTCGGTGATTCCGATGCCGACGGTTCATGCGACTCCGACGACATCTGCCCAGGCGCAGATGACACACTCGACACCGACGGAGATGCGGTCCCCAATGGATGTGACACCTGTCCGGATGACTCGGCTGACGACTCGGACGGTGACGGATCCTGCGACTCTGCGGACATCTGCCCCGGCTTCGACGACACGGTAGATTCGGACGAGGACGGCCTCTCAGATGACTGTGACACCTGCCCACTCGATGAGCTGAACGACATCGACGGTGACGGGACCTGCGGTGACGAGGACATCTGCCCCAATGACTCCCTCGATGATCGGGACGGCGACGGAGCCTGTGAATCACTGGACGTCTGCCCGCTCGATCCAAGCGACGATGTCGATGGTGACGGAGCATGTGCCGACACCGATCCATGCGAGTTCGATGCTGACAACGACATCGATGCCGACGGAATCTGTGGTGATGTCGATGCCTGTCCGGATGATGCGACAAACGACGCTGATGAGGACGGGCTCTGCGGTCTATCTGACAACTGCTCGGATGCCTTCAACTCCGACCAGGCAGACACCGACGGAGACGGTCTTGGTGATATCTGCGATTCAGATGCCGACGGAGATGGGGCTGACGACGCAACCGACAACTGTCCGGGTCTCTCCAATGACCAGTCCGACGTTGATGGAGACGGAGTCGGTGATGCATGCGATCCTGTCGATGACAGGCCGGTCGATACAGGAGATTCTGGTGACAGCGGTGTGGTGATCGACACCGGCGACAGTGGCCACGATACCTCGATCGATACCAGCTCAGATTCAGCCGTTGATAGCGCTGACGAGACTGGCACTCCACCGGTTGATGACACGGACGAGAAGCCAGCCCCGAAGGGTTCATACATCCCGGGCGGCGGTTGCTCCACGACCGGTGGCGTCGGGGGCGGTAGCCTCATCCTCGTGGCCCTCGGCGCGGTCCTTGCCTCAAGGCGGAGGGGCCTCTTCTCCCTCCTCCTCGGACTCCCACTCCTGATGGGAGCTTCTGGTGGTGAGGTCCCCGAGATGAGCGTGGTGCCCCTCCCACCGAGGGGTGAGTCGAGGTTCCTCGGAGATGAGACCGCCATCGTCGGTGGTGTGGTCACCGATCCCCTATCCTACATCAACCCGCAGGGCGATGAGGTCGTGGTCATCGATGACGTCTACTGGGGTTGGACGACCAATCGTTACACTTTCGAGCACTTCTCTGTCGACTTCGGAATACCGGCAACGATAGCGAATGACGGCGTGGCTCGTCTCGGTGACGTCTGGGGTGGATTCCGCGCAAGCTCCAAGGGCTTCAGCGTTGATGGGATTGGAACCTACGGTGACGTGGCCGTAGTGGCTCCCACAGGCGGGGGCCTCGGTGTCTCGCATCCTGGGTGGGCAGCGACCCTCGAGGCAGGAGCCGAGGCCCAGTTCGGTAACATCGGCGGGCTTCTCGGGGCTGGCTTCATGGTCTACCCGAGCGTCGATCTCGAGGGATACGAGCTCGGATCGGGTCCTTACGTCACCGCTGCAGGATCATACGCTCTCGGTGACTTCACCGTGGGCATCGACTCGCAGGTCTTTCACAATATCGGTGAGGATCCCGTGTCATCGCTCTTCGTCGGATCCTCGCTCGAGTGGACGGCTGGGAACTTCTCGATAGGCGCTGCGGTGAGCAAGGGAGTCATCCGCCAGCCCGGTGACGGTGACTGGCAGGCGATGGTTCAGGTGACTTTCGGTCCAGACGAGGACGAGCCAGTCGAGGTGCCCCCACCCGCCGCCGCCTGTGATTGCAAGGTTCAGGAGGAACCGCCCCAGCCCATCGTGATCGTTGTCCCGGCGAAGCCTGATGTTACCCTTCCCCCGAAGCAGGAGGTCGGAATCGGATTCATGCCCGGTGATACGAAGCTCAACACGAAGGCGCAGGCGACCCTCGACGGTGTGTGGACGGTCCTCAACCTCCGTCCAGGTTACGGCGTGAAAGTAGTGGGATACGCCGATTCCTCAGAAATTGATTACAAACATCCCGATGAGCTCTCGCAGGAGAGAGCGAAGGCCGCAGCCGATTACCTCATAGGTAAGGGCGTCGATGCGGAGCGCATCTCCATCGAGGGTAAGGGCGACACGGCGCCGCTCGACACCTCCGGGACCCCCGAGGGGCAGGCCTTAAACCGAAGGGTCGAGTTCGTCGTCGTTGTCGCTGCCAAGCCGGCTCAGTAGGGCGTCAATCCGATCGATCGAGGAGGCGGCACCACCGACCTCCTCCTTCGCCTTTTTCATGTCGTCCTCGAGCTTGCCCATCTTCCCCTCGAGCGCCTTCACGGCAACGATCATACCAGCCGTCACTGCAGCCCCGGTCGCAACAGTTGCAGCTGCTTTTGAACCGAAGAGGGACGCGAGCTTTGCCTGAACAACACTGACACCGCCCATCGCCGATGTAGCGACAGTCGCACCGACAGCAGCTACCGCCCCGACCGCGGCTATCGTTGCAACCTCAGGAGTCATGCCGAGATATGTCTCCTCTTTTGGCTGGGGGTCAGGGACAACCACAACTGCTTGGGTAGCGGACACGGTTGCAGGAGCAGCTGCCACCACGGGAGGCGGAGGCTCAGGCTCAGGAAGCGGTGGAGGCTCCACTTTCTTCTCGACGACATTCTTGACGACCTTGACCTCCCGCTTCTCCTCGACAGGCTTCTCTATCTGCTTGACAGTTGTCTCGTCGGTCGGCGGGCGGATGATGACACCTGCCTCGATAGTGCAGTCGGTGTCGCTCAGGCGAGGATCATCGATGGTGACAATCTCGCCTGACTTGACAACGCAGGTATCAGCCATTCTTCTTCGCCCTGCCGCGCTTCGGAGCAGGCGGCTCGGGCTCAGGTGCTGGTTTGGCCTTTGCTCTGGGCTTCGGCTTCTCGTCCGTGGGCGGCTCCGGGGTGACCTTACCACCCGCGAGGAGGATCTCAAGCTTGGTCTCAATCTTCGCAAGCTTGGCGCGGAGCTCACCCACCTGCTCGAGGAGGTCCTCTTTCGCCTGCAATGCCGCCTCGAGCTTCACTTCAAGAGCGGCGACGCGCTCTTTCAGGTCGTCCTTGTATTCGTTCCTCTCCTTGCGATCGAGGAGCTTTTCCTCTTTCGCGTCCTTGCGGACGTTGTCGTTCGCCTTGAAATTGAGATCGGCCTTCTTCTTATAGAAATCCCACGCGTACTTACCAAGAGCGCCAGAGACTGCGAGTCCGAGGACGGCCCAGATGTTACCGCCTCCCGTTGCCTCCATAACCTGTGCTACTGGATCGGCCATTAGCCACCTCTCTCTGCATCGTCTGAAGGGACATTTGCTTTTGTTCCGAAGTAGTAGGCAAACACCATCAGCGTGATGTCCTTAATAAATGTGAGGACCTCACGGCTCTCATTCTCCCAGAGGAGCTGGGCGGATGGGCCAGCAATGAGCTTGTCCGCGATCCAGATGCCGACAATGAAAGCAAACATCGAGGTCACGAACTGCGTGAGAGCCTTGTGCTCCTTCTTCTCGCGCTCGAAGATCGACTTCACGATCCACTGGATCCCGCCCACAATAGCTCCACCGAGTAGGATGGCACCGAATGTCGTCGGGATTGAGTCGTAGAGACTCGGGTAGATTTTATCGCCGTTCTTGTCTAGCGCAACGGTCTCTGATTTCGTTGTCTCGACAGTCACAGGTTGCGTTGCCACCGCTTCGGTGGGCGCTGTTGCGGTGGGCGCTTCAGCAGTTCCGACATTTTCTGCCCCCGTGTTCTCAGCGCCCTCGATTCCTTCTCCTGGTTCCGGCATGTATCCTTCCTCCTTTCCGTGTTAAATAGTTTGCTCCGAAGTGACTTTGTCTATTCCAATTTCAGAAGTTCTGTGGTATAATGATCATACAGTGGAGGTAGGAATGCAGAGCCTGAACGGTGTAATCGAAACCCTCGAGGCCCTCGAGGCGGACAACTCTCGTCTCTACAAGGAGTCTATCCTCTTCCCCCGACAGGGAGACGCTCTCCTCCAGCGATTCTTCTCTCTCGCCTTTGACCCCTGGAAGAACTGGGGAGTCTCCAAGTACGACAAGGCGACTATTCCCGGTCCCCGCGGGCATGGCGATGACCTGGTGGAAGAGTTCCTCGACCTCCTCGTACGTCTTGACAAGCGAGAGCTGAAAGGTAACGCTGCCCGGAAGGCGGTCTCCGAGATCATTGCCTCCGGAGATTCCCTCACCCAGAAGTGGTTGGAACGTCTCCTCTGGCGCAATCTCCGGTGTGGAGTCTCAGTCACCACGGTCAACAAGCTCTGGCCCGGAACGGTGGTCCCCTTCGCGGTGGCACTCGCCCAGACCCTCCCCACCAAGGGTGTCAATGGGAACTTCGTCTTCTCCGAGCCGGTGACCTATCCTGTCCGAGTGGAGGCGAAGCTGGACGGCCTCCGCGTGGTGGCCGTGAAGTCCAAGGGTGAGGTCACTCTCTACACCCGAAACGGCACGGTCCTTGAGACCCTTCCCCGCATCAAGGCGGCCATCGAGGAGCTTCCGGTAGACGACTTTGTCCTTGACGGCGAGGCAATGGGCGAGGACTGGAATGAGTCCGCCTCGGTGGTGATGTCAGCGAAGTCGAAGAAGGACGACTCGACGATGCGGTATCATGTGTTCGACTATGTCCCTCTCGCCGACTGGCAGGCCCAGAAGACCGACCTCACCTACTCCGAGCGCCTCGCAATCCTCAACCCTCTCATCATCTCCCAGGGTGACTCCTCTCCCTTCCGCCTCGTGAAGTCGATGACCTGTAGCAATGAGGAGGAACTTCGGAGCTTCTACACCTCATGTCTCGACGAGAACTACGAGGGTGTGATGCTCAAGGACGTCAACGCAAAGTACCAGTGGAAGCGCTCGGCGGCCATCCTGAAGCTGAAGCCGGTGGCCACCGAGGAAGGAGTCGTTATCGGATGGTACGAGGCCTCGGTGGCCACGAAGCGAGCCGGCCAGTTCGGTGGATTCCGAGTCCTCACCCCCAATGGTGTGGTCACCCGAGTCGGCGGTGGTTACTCTGACAAGCTGAAGACCGAGGTCAACGCGGACCCGAACTCCTGGATCGGTCGGATCGTGGAATGCGAGCACCAGCCCCCGTTCACCCCTGACGGCAAGATGCGGTTCCCCGTGTTCTGCCGCTTTCGAGACCCCTCTGACGTGGACCCCAAGATCCACGCCGCCTACGACAACTGGAAGGAGAACGCATGATTGACAAGTTTGTGACTTTCAAGGAACCTGTGGTCATCGAAGATGATGTTGAGAACGGCGTCCTGGTGCGAAAGGGTGGCATGATCTTTCGAAGTCACGTTGTGATGACTGACGGTCGTCATTTCTCAATCTCTGATGCGCAGCACGGAAGCGGCAGGTTTGCCATTGACGAAACCCTGGTGTTTCCGTGTGACGATGAAGGAAACGTCACTGAGTGGCAGGAGGGTCCGTGGGGCGGCCGTGAGATGAGGACCGAAGAAGTCGTGAACGAGATGAACCGAACCTGAGTTTCTACAAAGTCTTGCCTCTTTCTGAAGAAGAGGCGGGTCTCCCCGAATAGTTATGAATGGGTTTGCGGACAACCCGCACCCGAGGGAGGACCTAACAATGGCATTAACACCTGATGAGCTGATTGCACTGGCACCTGAGATTGAGGAGCTTGTCAAATATCTGAATGGCGCACTGAAGAAGGACGCGGATGGAAAGGTCCACGTCACGAAGGAAGAGCGGAAGCAGATAGGGAAGCTTATCCTTGGCCTCTCTGCAAAGTTTGCTAAGGAAGCTCTAGACTAAGCCTGTACAGGCACCCTGCGCCCGTTACAATATCCAATGGAGGAATCTTGCGGATACTTGTAACGGGCGCAGCTGGGTTTGTGCCCTCTCATCTCATTGACCTGCTCCTGACGGTCGGTCACGAAGTCTACGGCGTCGATAACTTCGTGACCGGTAATTCAAGAAACTTGGCGCATCTTGTTCAGAATCCAATTTTCAGTTTCAAACAAGCAGATGTGAGCAGAGAGATTCCCACGTTTCTTGACAAGGACGGCAAGCCTGTCAAGTTCGATAGAGTCTATCACATGGCTTCACCCGCCAGTCCCATAGACTATGTCCAGCTACCGTTTGAGACTCTCGACGCAGGGTCCAAGGCAACCGAGAAGTGCCTCGAACTATGCAGGGAGACCGGCGCTCGGTTCCTCCTCGCCAGCACCTCTGAGGTGTACGGTGACCCTGCCGTCCATCCACAGGTGGAGAGTTACTGGGGGAATGTGAATCCCATTGGACCCCGGAGCGTCTACGATGAGGCAAAGCGGTACGCAGAGACTCTCACGATGGCCTACCAGAGATACCGCGGTGTCGAAACAAGGATTGTCAGGATCTTCAACACCTACGGTCCCAGGATGCGTCCTAACGACGGGAGGGTGATGCCAGCCTTCATCAACCAGGCGCTGAGGGGTGAGCCCCTCACTGTCTTCGGAGACGGGAAGCAGACTCGTAGTTTCTGCTATGTCCATGATCTCGTGAGGGGAATTGAGAGACTGATGGAGTCTAACGTGAAGACTCCGTGTAACATTGGGAATCCGCATGAGATGACGATGTTACAGCTCGCAGAGCACATCAACAGATTCACTGGCAACACTGCGGGTATCGTCCATAAGCCGCTACCGCAGGACGATCCGACTCAACGGAAGCCGGACATCACGTTTGCAAAGATGAGTCTCGGTTGGGAGCCCATAGTCGACTTTGAGACAGGAGTTCGACTGACTGTCGACTTCTTTAGGGAAAGTGCAAAATAGTTTACGCAGCCTATTCCAATTTCGTGTGAAGTGTGGTATACTGATAATACACGGAGGTTGGTGA